ATGGAAACCACTGTCACGCATGAGGTAGAGCTGCTATCTGATGATGAGTTGATGGCAGAGCTAGAAGCGTTAGGTGTAGATGAATCTAAGCATTGAGCAACGAGAAAGGGCAACGGTATTGGTGACTGAGGCCAAGCGCAGGAAAGAGGTGTACAGATACAAGTCGATGTTTCCGATGATGTACGACTTTCAGCGTGACATGATACGCCTGACAGCTACTAAGAAGTCTACGCTATTGATGGCGGCAAACAGAATTGGAAAAACTTTTTCAGGAGTTTACGTTGATGCTATACACCTACTTGGCGACTACCCTGATGATTGGGATGGCCATAAATTTGATCATGCTCCTTTGTGCTGGCTACTTGGCTATTCAGGTGAAAAAACACGAGATTTATTACAGACTCCTTTGTTCGGTAGATTGGATGGTAGGGAGTTTGCTGGTGGCCTCATCCCTGCTGATCGCATTATTGATTATAGGACGATGACCGGCACCACAGGTGCTATGCGTGAGGTGCGAGTACAACACTCAAGCGGTGGTATATCTACCTGCCAATTCTGGTCATACACTCAAGGCCAGCATGCCTTAATGGGAGACTCGGTTGATTGGTATCACATAGACGAGGAACCTAAAGACCAAACCATTTATCCACAGGTTGTTACACGTACACTTACTGGCGACAAAGGAAAGGGCGGTAGAGGCATTCTAACCTTTACTCCTGAGAATGGTCGCACCGATACAGTAATAAGCTTTATGGATGAGCCTAGCGCCTCACAGGGCTATGTACAGGCTGGCTGGGATGATGCCCCACACTTAGATGAGCAGGCCAAGGCCGATATGCTTACTCAATACCCTGCCTATCAACGAGACATGCGCTCCAAGGGTGTACCTATGCTTGGTCATGGTCGTATCTATGACTTGAGCGAGGATAGCATTAAGTGTGACCCATTCAAAATACCCGACCACTGGGTTGTTATTAACGGCATGGACTTTGGTTGGGATCACCCACAGGCACACATCCAGCTTGTTATCGACTTAGACTCTAATGATTACTATGTAACACAGGCTTGGAAGAAGTCACAGACCGCACCAGAGGTCGCGTGGGCAACGATCAAACCTTGGGCAGACCCTTACCCTACCGCATGGCCTCTCGACGGCCTACAGACGGAAAAGAATGGCTCAGCGAAACAACAAAAGGACTACTACGAGGCGGCTGGTTTTAATATGCTGCCACGTCATGCCACATTCCAAGACGGTAGCAACTCGGTAGAGGCTGGCCTGTATGAAATACGCGACTTAATGATGAAAGGTAAGTTCAAGGTGTTCCATACTAACCGTGAGTTTTTCAACGAGTTCAATCAATACCATAGAAATGACAAGGGTAAGATAGCTAAAACCCTTGATGATATTATGGATGCGGTACGATATGCCTATATGATGCGCAGATTCGCAGAGCCTTGGGGTAATAAGTTCCGCTACGATAATGCTTTTATTGAATCAAGCATATAACCGCACAAATAAGTGGTACGCTCTGAGCATATTCAATACACAAGGTTAATATTATGGCGTTTACATTTAAGTCTGGACAGTCTTTAAATACCGCAAGCGGCTGGGGTGGTGCGCCAAGCACTCAAACCAAAACAAGGCGAAGTCGCACTGTACGTGGTGGTGCCACTAAGGCCAAAGAGAAAGCAATCACCAAAGCAAATAACGCTAAGACCGTTACCGTATCTGCTGCGCCTGCTGCCAAGGTTAAGAAGGTTGTTAAGGCTAAAGCTCCTGCTGCGCCTAAGACTCCAGTTATTCAAGCGCCAAAGGTAAGTGCTGCTCCTGCTGCTAAGATCAAGGCGGCACCAGCGAAAGAAAGCTTTGGTGTACTAAAGTCTGACACTGCTGCTAAACGAGACACCACGTCTGCCACATTTATCAAGGATGTAGCCAAGCGCGCTATTCCTAAAGCTATCACTAGTATTAGTGAGCCTGACGCATTATCGGCTAGACCTAAAGTTGACGCAGCTAGTGTGAGAGAGGCGGCTTACGAGAAAGCACCTAAGCCTAAGCCTGCTGCTAATATCCCACCATTGATCGCCAAGCCTAACGCATTTAACGCGCCTAAGCCTACTATACCTAACTATGTGGAAAAGGCGCTGACTCCAAAGGTAAAGCCTGACCTGCCTGTGGATAAGTCTGTGTATGAAAAGCTAGCTGCTGAGGGTAAGGAAGGTGGTGTACTAGGCAAGGTATCTGGCATTGCTAAAGCTATTATCTCTGATAAATACCGCAATAAAGATATGAGCTACAACCAAGCTTACTGGGCCTCACGCAAGGCTGGCGGTGCTACTCAGGCTGAAATGGCGGCAGAGCAAAAAGCTATCGGTATGAAGAAAGCTTATTCTGGTGACGTTGTTGTAACTGAGTCTATGAAGCGTGAAGCGGCTGAGGCTATGAAACCAGTTAAGGGTGAGTTCCCTGAGCTACTAACCAAGGGCGTGCGTACTGTTGATAAGGAAACGTCAGGTCTATTCGGTGAGCAGCAAAAGAAAACCCTAACCTATGGTGATGGCGCTGTAATTACCACCAAGACTACTAACCCTGTTATCAAAACACCTCTCGGTGAGCTGCGACTTGGGGACAAGAAAACAACTACCTATGCCAATGGTGTTGAGCAGTACACACAAACTGGCGGTGACAAGTACCATGTTGGCGCTGAGGTTACAGGCACCGATACTCCTGCCCATATTGCTGACACAACAAAGATCGAGCCTATGGATGGTTTGAACACTGTTGAGGATGTACAGAATGCTATCGCGTCAACAACTGATGAAAAAGAGCTGGCATCATTACATGAGCGCTTGCGTTCACTTATGCGTGCTATGCGTACTCGTACCAAGTTTGGTGGCCTAGCTATCGGACAAGCAGAAACAGAAGCAACTAAGCTTGGCGGCTTGAGGATTAAATAATGGAAGCTACAGCATTGTCGCTACTAAAGCGATACAACAAGTTAAAGGCCCAGCGAGGCAATTGGGAAACCTTGTGGGACGAGGTGGCTACTTATGTGCTGCCTAACAAGGCCGACTTTATCAGTGAGAGAGCCAAGGGCGAAAAGCGTGGTACTGAGGTTTATGACTCAACCGCTATTCAGTCTAACCAGCTACTTGCTGCCAGCTTACAGGGTAGCTTGATACCAGCTAATACCCGTTGGTTTGATCTGCGTTTCCGTAGTGATGCGTTGAACGATAACCAAGAGGCAAGCGGCTGGCTACAGGAATGCGCTGAGCGTATGAACACTGAGTTCAACCAGTCCAACCTTAACACTGAGTCTGGTGAAACATTCCAAGACCTAGGCTCGTTTGGTACTGCGCCATTATTGTTTGACATTATCACCAAGGATGATGGTTCCTTTGGTGGGTTTAACTTCCAATCTCTACACCTAGGCGGTGTTATTCTGGATGTTAACAACAAGGGTAAGGTTGATACTGTATTCCGTAAATTCACATATACTGCGCGCCAAGCTCTACAAGAATTCGGTGACGATGTAGGTGAAAAGATCACCAAGGAAGCAACTGACAATCCTGATAAGCCGTTTGATTTCCTACAGGTTATTATGCCGCGTAAGCTAAAGGCTGAGCCTGAGTTTAACGCGCCACCTAAGATGCGTAAGTTTGCCTGCCATTACATTAACATTGCTGAAAAGCTACTTGTTAAGGAAACTGGCTACTATGATCTACCTATCCTAGCGCCACGTTGGGGTAAGATTACTGGTGATATTTACGGTTTCTCGCCTGCTTTGACCGCGCGTGCTGACATTAAGACATTGAATGAGGCCCGTCGCCTAAGTCTAACAGCATGGGAGAAGTCTATTGATCCACCATTGCTTGCTGAGCGTAACGCTATCATGGGCAAGTTTAGCTTTAAGGCATCCAGTGTTAACTACGTCAAAGACATTAACGGTTTCCGTGAAATGCCACAGGCTACCAACTGGAATGCTGACCAGCTAATGTTACAGGATGTGCGCACCTCAGTCCGTCGCATATTCTTTG